TGCCAGACACCCTGTCAATGAAACTGTCTACAGGCTTGTCTATGATTTCTTTTAGTTCTATCGCACCCGCAGCATCCAGCGTAGCGAAGAATGTTTCGGAAGTCATATTAGGGTCGCCCGCCAACGCAGTGGTTGCAGCGTTAGTTATGGCAGAGGTGAAGGTGGCTACGGCTTTATCGTCTAAATTAGTATTTTCGCCTAGGAAGTTAGAGACTGTTTTAGTAACGCCTGTGTATTTAGCAACAATGTTGCCTATTTGAGTAGCGGAGACATCGCCTCCAGTGAGTTCAGCCGTTATACCCGCTACTACAGTGTCTTTTATTCCGTCTTGTAAGTTCTCCCACCCAGATGTAATCGGGGCGGCAATATCGCTTACTGCATCTGTTACTGTGTCTGTTACCTCGTCAGCAACTTTTTCAACATCGTCACCAAATGTACTATCTAGCTTATCGGAAATTTGACCGATAGTAGCGCCCACAGCAGAGTTAAGACCACCCTCTAGGAAAGCATCAAGTGGGTTTTGCCCGTATATGATAGCGGTAGCTGCAGCTTCCGTTCCCCCAGCAACAGCCGTTTGTACCACCGTAGTTACCGCATCGCTAACACCTGCGTTCGTTGCGACTTCTGCGATTGTAGGATTAATATTAGTACCTACAACGTCGCCAACCTTACCGCCCACGTACGACACTGCGGCAGATTTGAGCGCATCATCAAGGTCGCCCCCTTTAGCTAAAGTAGACGCGCCGTCGATAATTGGAATAGCCCACGTTTGCCCTGTAGCAACTGCCGCGACTTTCACTATGGTCGTAATAGGATCGTCGAGCGCGGCTTCGATTACATCGCCAACACCTTCAACAACAGGTTCGATTACTTCGTCTACAACCCACTCAACAGCGTCGCCAACAACACCGACTACGTCTTCAACAATATCAACGGCACCCTCGACTACATCACCGACAAGATCAGCGGCACCCCCGAGTGCATCGCCAACAAGATCAAGCGCACCGTTAATAGTATTAGCAACAAACGCCATATTAAGTTGTCCTATTCAACGGTAGTTTGCCCAAGGTCACATACGCCCTTGACCCCCCGGTAGCTTTACGCCCTACAGCAATTTTAGTATCAAGTTTGTCCGCGTAGCGTTTCCACGCCTTAAACGCGCTATCGTATGTAGCCCCATCGTAGTCAGACACGTAGCGTTTGACGCCTATTCTTTGCATGTGCGTAAAATATTTAAGTCCATTAGCCACAAAGTTCTGAGCTGTATCTATGTTGAGCGCACGGCCCCACATCAAATCTTTGTTATCACCTTTGCCCCGATGTCCAATAAATACGGTATTGCCTATCTGCACCATATCAGTGTCTTTCATAGTCATCTCTTTGGCTATGCCCGCCATGGCTGCTGCGGGGGTTACGCCCCCGAGATCGAGTTCTCCAAGCGCAGTAGTTATGACCGTAGGGGCCGGTAGAGGTCTTTCTTTGCTGTCTACAACAGTTTGCATCCTACACCTCCGCAGAAAATATTGCCGCAGAGTATATATTACCCATGCCAGCGGCTAGACTAAGGAATGGCCCTCGTGGGGCTGGCGCATCGTAGGACAGGAACACGTCATCGTTTTCGGTCCTATTGAGGATTTGTGGTACAATACCGCGTTTCATGTCATTTAGCAACAGTCCTGTCTCTAATAACCCACTAGCGCCCATCGTATGCCCTACTCGTTGTTTGTACGAGGTAGCAACAAACTCTTCAAGACTACGCTCTAACGCCGCTTTTTCTGCCTTATTGTTGACTGCGGTGCCTGTGCCGTGAGTTTTTACCACTGTTATATCTTCCTTACGTACCCCCGCTATATGTAAGGAACCTTCAATCGCTTTAGAGTATCCTTCGCCATCGGGGCGCTGCCCAAGTGGATTTGTGTTGTCTTCGGCAGATGTATACGCCCCAAGAAACCTAGCTTCGGGATTATTCAGCCCTGCGTGGTCTTTTTCAAATATACACAGTGTAGCGCCTTGCCCTAAAAAGAAACCTTGGTTGGTGTTGTCAAAGGCAGAAGGCCGTAGTTGATCTTCATCCTTGTACTGCAAGCTGGCTCCAGCTTCTCCAAAAAACTCTAGTGTAAGGTTATTGACTGCGTCTTCTCCACTAAGCACGACAACACGGTCAAACCCAAAGTTGTTCATCAAGTTTTGAACGTCCATCATAACTTTTAGGCTCGAAGCACAGGCGCTAGCGTCCGTAGATACATGATCGTGCACGTGGAACATACTTGCGATACGCCCTGCGTATATGTTTGTCAGCACGATAAACGGAACTTTGACCTTGTAGTGTAACTCGGCGTCGGGGTTTTTGTCGTACCTGTTACTGTTGCTCATCCAACCTTGGTTGCCCGCAGCAAAGATAAATCCTGTTTTACCCTTTACAGGGTTATCTTTAACGTAGTTCAACGCTTCAGGGGTAACTACAGTTTCTAGTAACGTGTGAGGAGGATACTTTAACCCAGACTTAGCGCGTCTAAACGTGGCTGGTATAATATGCGCGTGCTGCGGGAATGCTATATCAGATACAAGCGTTGTATCAGTAGTCGAAGTGCTAAAGAATTTAGATAAATATATCATGCGACAGACTCCATAGCGGCTTCTACAGAATCAAAGTCTTTGTTTTTGTTCTCCAACATATAGTCTCGCACTTCTCGCAGGGAGCCTACAGGTATATTGAAGTCTTCTGTTTCTGGTATGCCGTATATGTCAGATATAAGCACCAGAGTGAGAGTTACGTCTAGACTATCTAGCCCAATGTCTTCTTGTTTAAGGGAAATATCTAGCGTTGTGGGTTTTGTGTAGTCGTCTAAGTGAAGTTTAGTTTCGCGGACGCAAGCGTCGAATAGTTCTATAAAGTCCATTTTTGCACCTCGTTTGTTAAGGGTGCCTATAGCCTACAATAAAAGGACATCCCCTACAAGTTACTAACAAATGATACCGCAACGATTGTCGAGGGTACCCCCGGATGCGGGGATGTCGGTGTTTGACTATCGAGGGTTAGCGTGGTGTCGTCCGTAGCCCAGTACATCTCGATGTATTGTCCGGCAAGCAAGTCGATAGAAAAGTTCCAATACACCGCGTGTACGGAGTTACCTTTGACTGTCTGCTGCTGCCCGCCATAGGGCTGGTCAGTTCCATTTTTGTTGATCCATGTGGTGATTGTTGAGTCCGAACCCCCAGCATGATCTGTCTGTAGTGTCACTTGGAAGTTGTAAACCCCATCAGCCGTCACAGTAATCTGTGTATTATCTGCACCCGCTATACTCACCCCGTTGCCGATATAGGTATTCTCGAACTCCACAGGGTATCCCGTGTTCACCACCGTGGCGCTCTGATCCGTTGTGCTGTAGAACAAGCCGCGAGGCATGTATAGAAACTTGCCACCATCCTCAGTGCTAAGTAAGGTGTTCAATGAGTTTACAAGGCGGTTGAAGAACAGACGTAGCACGTTGCTATTCTGATCCATGTAGGGACGTTCGTACCCTTCAGGCGCTAGAGGAAGCGCAGGTGTAGCTACCTTGTCGATTTCGTTAGACATTACCGTCTCCCGTCAGGGCGCATGTCAATACGCGGCGCACCGAGCTGCCATGTAACACCTTCATCAGTAGACTCTACTTTCATTGCAAGCTGTCTACCGCGCACACGAGTGTATATCTGCCCCGTGTATTCTTCTACAGGGAGCACAGCCGTACGTGTTACCGTACGTGAATTACTACCACCTTCAGACAAAGGATTGTTGTACCCAGACCCAGAATTAGCAAGTGGTAGTAGCGTCATAGTCGCACTAGGTGAGCCTGCCGTGGACCCATCAAACCGTATGTCAGGTAGGATACGCCATATAAACGCGAACTGGTGACCATCTTCTAGGTCAAACTCTGCAGAGGCTACATACGCGTGAATTGGTGCTGTGGTACCTGTCTCGTTGTCATCTACACCTTCCTCGTGGTTCACAAGGTTGGATGAATAAGTAGCCGCAAGCGGTTTGCCGCGCAGCCCAGAATCAAGCCACGCGGTACGTGCCATAGTGCCATAGTACCAAATATCTTCTAGGTAATTATACACCACATAGCGATCTATGTTTGTTTGGTCGGTAGAACAATAGAACCACCACACTTCGTGGTATGACTCGTTAGTACCCGCAAATACTTGGTCATACTGCTGTGTGTTAAAATCGTTAAAGATAAATTTGCGTAGATCACAGCGTAGAGGTTGGGTACGCCCGTCATACTTATAAAATTTATCTTTGCCCATCCAATAGGCTACGCCGTTAGCATAAGCCACACAGTTTTGTGACGCTGTAGATATGTTTTCACCTACAAGCTGTGCAGACCATACTACAGGCGCACCGACATACTGCATGGAGTACAGAGCTGCGTCAGTCCAAACGAGAACCTCTTGCCGCGCTTGTTTAGACGCTATGATTTCAGTGCCACGAGACAACGTAAGGAACCCTGCCTGCGATGTAGCAGAGGGTGTCCAGTCTACCACACTACCTTGATCTGACCACCGCACCAGCATAGGGTTAACTATGACTGACCCAAACTCATTTGCACCAAACGCGAAGACAAAACGGTTGATGTCGGATATTTCAAGGATATTCTGGCTGGTGGGTACGTCGCTAGCACCGCTAAGAGTTGATAATTCTACACCACGAGATGTTAATCCACTCGTTGCATCCCAGTAGTATATTGCTCCCCCACGAGGCCCAAAAACAAGGTCTTCACCAAAGTTAGACTGGCTCCACAAGCGAATAGACTCTACAGATGTTTCGCCTACGCCCCAAGTACCGGAACTCCACGAAGACGCGCCCCAACCTGTCAGCGGGATAGCAAACGCGGTACCTACGTTAATTTGATACGCAGCGGTGACTGTACCACCACCTGTTGCACTAGAAGAAGCTGCTGACCCTGCGTCTATTGTATACTCGTTAGTCGTAGTGGTTAATGTTATTTGGTATTCACCGTTTAGTGTAAGTCCACCTACGGCACTGGCACCGCTATAAGTAACAAAATCTCCGTCTACGTACCCACTGTTAGCATCTGTGACCGTAACAATAGGAGAACCAGAAGTCGTCTCAAACGGGTTTGTCAGAACAACAGTGTCACGGAGTGGAGTGACATCAGTATATGCACCGCCGTTTTCGATGTAGTATTTAAGGTTGGTACCAACCGCAACATAGTTGATGCTACCTAGTGTAATCCAGTTCCACAGCGACCTGCACACCCCCTGAAACGTAGTAGAGGATATACGTTGCCAACCACCTATTTTCTCAGGTGTACCCTGTCGAAAACGTATCTTATCGCACTCGTACCAGCCACCTTCACTTGTGTAGCGTGTGTTCTCGCGGTTCACACCAGATTTTAAAAGCAGCTTCTTTAAGGGCATCAGAGGTCTCCATTTACTAAGGTACTACACCATACTCCTAGTTTAGTCCATCAGTTCAAAGTGTGGGCCGTCGATAAACGGACGTTTTCCTTGGCTACGGCGCAAGTCAACATAGGCGTTCATAGCCTCTTCCATTGTTCCATCCCACTCTCGAATGTCGTTGATGTGCCAAGCCGCACCCCACCGTACAGCCACGCCCACGTCAATAGCTCCCTGCTTCACAGCATCCGCAAGGTCATCGTATAGATTCAACTCCCACGATCCACGCGAGCCAACATAGGCTAAAAGGTCAAGAGCGCGGCCCTCAATGTGTTTGGACTTCATCGTTTTCGATGCGCCCTTTTTGACAAGTTCACGCTGCTCTCCGATGGTTCTTAGTCCACAGATTACACCAAAGTCGGTTTTTGTGTGCCCAATAGCTGCTTTTGCAACGGCTACTAGCCGCTCGTCTACGCCTTCCATACGGTCAAGGCTGCGTTGTGATAGTTTAAAAGTCATTTCATTCCGCCTTTCATGTCCATGATCCCATTGTGGTCACGGTTAATATATTTCAAATCGTTTTCGATCAGAACAACTCGTTGCTGCAACTGCGTCACCTGACCAATCGAGTTAGCTAAGTTGGCTAGTTCATCCCAAACTTCTTCAATCTCATCGAAAGCATATTCTAGTTCCATGGCGTTGTCCTGAACGTCCCGCTTCAGGTTCACGTTGTCTTCAATCGCCATCTTGGAACCGATCTGGCTAACGGTCTCCTCTAGGTTCGCAATCGTTGCAGCCTGCTGTGATACCCACCACACACCAGCGGCAAGCTGAACAGCCATCGCCGCCACAAGGGCCACAGGTAACTTTAAGTTCTCCATCACTTCTTACCACCAAAGAATTTAGTTGCTGACCGTACCGCAAAGCTACTGGCTACAATTACCCCCAATGTGTAGCTGTACCAGTCTGGCATTGTGTCCAGTGCAGCGAAACCGTCTGTAACCGCTTGTTTCGCCCAATCAAAAGGCAGGAAGCTGAGTATCAATGGAATAGAAAACAGCAGCACAAGATACTCATCTTTCCACGAGTTCTGCGTACCTTGGGCCATAATCTTTTCCCAGTCCGCCTCAGATGTAGCGGCTGATTTCATTATGGTAGCCTTAGCCTCTGCCTCAACTAGCTTGAGGTTTGCAGACGCGGCCTGTGCGCTGGCCTTACCTTTTAGCCATCCGCCAGCTAGTTCAGCTACTGGACCGATCAGAGCTTGAAGCATTTTTACTCTCCATTGCGTTAAAACCAAAGTACGCCGCAGCAATGCCTGAAGCGCCAATTACATACACAGCCGCGATTTCAGCCATCAGTTTTGCAGCGGTGTCTAAACCCACCACAGAAGCCACTAGGATGACCAAAGGGTAAAGTATCATACCAGATAGCGCAAACCACGTCATGCGCCTCTGCGCGTCTCTCTTGGCGTCTGCGTCTTCCATACGGCGGCGACGATCCTCTAGCATGATCTCATGCTCAACCGGATCAATCTTTCCGTTCCCGTTCAGATCGTATTCATTTGGCATCTTCTAAACTCCTTGCGTACTCTACAGCATATCGTTTGTGGTGAGTTATTATAACAACTTTTCCATCTTTGTCATATACAACGTAATCACCCCTCTTATTGCGGTATAACCTCAAAACAATACACCGTTGTTTGGCTCGTAGTAATTAAGACTTTTGCATCCTCAAGAGCTTCTCTACACTCGTTCTCAGTAGTAAACTGATTGAGTTGATAATGCTCAATGTTGTTATTCATAACTTGAAACCAAACTAAAAACCACATCACCACTTCCCCTGACTTCTACCCATGAAATACAATACAATAGCCAAACCAATGATGCCTGAAAGGACGAGCAAGATGCCTACGGTCCACTCTATCAAGGCGCGTTTTAGCTCTTCTTTCCTGTAAATTTCTTCTTTGCGCTTTTTACGCATCTGGGCCTCGATTTGCAGCACTTCATCCCAAGCCGATGGTCCGTACTGAAAACTGATGAAGCTCTTGATTTCATTGCGCATTTCAGACATCTTTTTTCTTTGCGCAAAGATTTCGATGGCGCTATGCGTGTCTGATCCTTTAAATTTATACCAAGGAGGGTTCTTGATTTGCTCTTCAGCAAAGGCAAAATCGCTGCAAGCCTTGCCCCACTGACCAAGCTGACCCGTAATATCTTGTAATTCACGGCCTACGGCAATGCCCTGTTTGATAGCGTTATAGGCGGAAGTAGCAAGGCCAACGGCTGTAATAGGATCAATCATGTGTCCATGTACCTCGCTGGGCAGTAAGCGTCTGGGTGGACAACGTGCCGTTTATCGTACCATTGACCGTTCTTTCCGCCCGGTGCGCCACAGTCGTAATAGCAGGCTTTATAGAACTTCGTGCCGTAGTTGTTTACGAAAGTGTGTCCGTACCCGACAAATACAAGAACACACCACATTTCACCGCTCCATCAAGCGGTCTATTTTCTCTTCAAGGCGGTCAAACTTATTCATAATTTGCGAGAGAACTTCAGAACTGTCGGATTTAGTGACGTATTCTTTAGCCATCTCTTCGCGGGTTCTGTTGAGCAGAATGGTGACGCGCTTTATCTCATCGTGCTGGGATTTAATCCACCACCCTAAACCGCTGATTACTGCGGCAAATACTATGTTCAAAAGCGCGTCCATTTCCATTAGTTTACAACTTCTGCTTCCTCGACTTCCTCTGGGTTCTCCAGAGATTCAGCCAAGAGTTCTACGAACTTCTGACGCCCAATAGACAGTTGGTCCAAGTTGAACTGAGCATTGCCCATCTTGCGGTCCAAATCCTGAACGTGGTTCAGGTATGCCTTTTGAGTTTCAGTCATGTCTTCGACGTTGTATTCGATGTCGTTGACGGTGATCGGGGTCTTTTCATTTTTTCCCATCACTTGTCTCCTATGTTAAAGTTTTAAGAGTTCGCCGCGATTGCAGCGTTTACCGCAGTCATATCTTCCGTTGTCCAGAAGTCTTTTGCAACCATTAGCTGTAGATGCTCTACGTTGCGTGACACAGTGTCAGCCCAATCAGCGTCTTCCATGTCCTCTGGCTTGCCAGCGTTTAGCAAGTCAACAGAGTGACCCATTGCTGTGTAGTGTTGTGCGATTTCTTCTGCGGTCGGTGTATCAGTCATGTCTTTCTCCTTTTCTGACTGGTTACGGTTAAGCGTTTTCTAGGGCAGTTACTTTTGCCTCTAGGGTTTCAATTTTAGTGATGGCTTCTTGCAGTGCGGCAGTGAGGATTGGAACAATCTTTGTTAAATCCACCGTTTGTGGGAGGATGCCGTTTTGATCTACTGCATCTTTTTCACCGTTTGCCGCTAACGGAACAACCTCTTGCAACTCATGCGCAATAAATCCTTCCATGGTGGTGTCAGGATCAGCAATATAGTTGAAGCGTTTAGGCTGAAGCTGTTTAACGATCTCAATGCCATCATCAACTGGTACGACATTTTCTTTTAGACGATAGTCTGATGATGTATCATAGTACGTTGTTGAACCGGATGTGCGAATACCACCAACAAGTCCGTTGGTGTTATAAAAGCGATAACGGTAAGTATTAATGTTTGAATTTGAACGGCTATCTAACATTTGCAAACCATCATTGCCATTCAAGGCAAGGCCGATAGACCCACCCGGAATATCATAAGAGCCGTTTGTAGAGCCAAACGAAATATTACCACCAACGTCTTTGTGTATAGTTAAACAAGGATTACCATCCCCATCCGACAGCACGACTTTGTTGCTTGAGGTGCGGATGTCCAAGCCGCCTTGGTCGCCGTTGTATGCGCCGAGGATGGTGTTTTTTGAGCCTGTGGTTACGTAATAACCAGAACCATAACCAGAACCATTACAACCTAAAAAAGTGTTAGCAGACCCTGTTGTATTGCGCCCTGCATTTGCACCAACAAAAGTACCCATA